CCAAGCAATATCTCCCCGAAAACGACGGGTACGGTCCTAGCGGGTCCGTGCAAGGGACAACCGGGGCAAAATGAGTAAGGATATGGACCAAATCAAACCGCCTCGCTATGGGGCTACTGAGCCTCGATTACATAGCCCTTACATCAAGGGCCCTAATCGTGGAGATGATGTAGCTGAGTTAGCTGAGTCGATCGGCCTACCGCTTTTGCCCTGGCAAGATTTTGTAATTCGAGACATGACATCGATAGACGAGAGCGGGATGTTTATCCGTAAGACAAATCTCGTTTTATGTGCCCGGCAGCAAGGTAAAACGCATTTGGCTCGCATGATGATGCTCGCGCATCTCTATTTATTCGACTCTAAAAATGTGATTATTATGAGCTCTAATAGATCGATGGCTTTAGACACCTTTAGACAAGTGGCCTATGCAATAGAGGGCTCAAGTGAGCTTAGTCAGGCGGTACGACAAATCCGCTTTGCCAATGGCACCGAGTCCATAGAAATGAAAAACGGCGCTCGGCTCGATGTAGTCGCGGCGACCAGAGACGGCTCCAGAGGCAGGACCGCCGATCTCCTTTACATCGATGAGGTACGCGAGATCAGCGAGGAGGGTTTTAGAGCTGCAACTCCTACTACCCGCGCTCGAGCTAACTCGCAGACACTATTAACTAGCAACGCCGGCGATGCTTTTTCCACCGTGCTCAACGATCTACGCGAGCGCGCGATGTCTTTCCCGCCTCCTACATTTGGCTTTTACGAGTACTCAGCTCCACAGTTTGCAGCTATAACCGATCGGGATGCGTGGGCCATGGCAAACCCCGCGCTCGGCTATACCGTTACTGAGCAGGCACTCGAGGAGGCCGTAAGTACTCAACCTATTGAGACTACAAAAACCGAGATGCTTTGCCAGTGGATTTCGTCTACGGCCTCACCCTGGCCGCATATGGCCGTTGAGGATGCAAGCGATGAGAGCCTACAAATGTCTCCCGGTCCTCTTACTATTTTTGCCTTTGATGTGGCACCGTCGAGGCGCGATGGATCGCTTGTTATGGGCCAAATCCTTGCCGATGGCCGCATAGGCGTAGCGGTGCTCGAGGTATTTCATAGTGACGTATCTATTGACGAGCTTTACATGGCCGATCACATCGCTAAATGGTGTAAAGAGTTTTATCCGCGTACGGTGTGTTACGACAAGTACACGACCGCCTCAATCGCCAAGCGCCTCGAGATTAATGGCGTACATATAACCGACATCTCAGGGCAAAAGGGATACCAGGCCTCAGGGGACTTATACGAGGCCCTAGCTAATAAAAGACTCGTGCACTCGGGCCAAGATTTACTCGTTACACATTTTTCAAATTGCGCGGCCAAGGAGTCGGACTCGAGCTGGCGTATCGTCCGTCGTAAATCCGCTGGGCCCGTGGATATAGCTATCGGTGTATCTATGGTCGTCCATATCCTTAATCAACCTCTTGGAGAGGCTAAAGTTTATATTTAGACACGCCGCGTAATACCTGATTTTGTCCTTGACATTTTGGGAAAATCCTACCCATGGGATTATTACAAACGCTTGGATTAAAGGCAGCCGATAAACCGGCTATCGAGGCTCAGTATGCACCCGCCGTAATGGATACTAATTACGGATACGGATCATTTAATACTAATAGCGCATTTGGGTATAACGGTATCGGTATCGATCGTAATTTTGCTTTACAGGTCGCCTCAGTTTCTCGATGCCGTAATTTAATTGCGGGAGTTATTAGCTCTATTGATTTAGCACTATATAAAAAATTAACAGGAGAAAAATTAGGATCTCCAATTTGGTTAGAGCAACCTGATATACGCCAACCTCGCAGCGTTACGATAAGTGCGACCGTAGACTCATTAATTTTTTATGGGGTCAGTTACTGGCTCGTTTCCAGCTTGTATGCCGATGATGGTAGGCCGAGCGGGTTTGAATGGGTAGCTAATAATCGAGTTACATATACGACTAATCAATACGGTACAGAGATCCAAGATTATTTTGTAGATGGTAACAAAGTACCTATGTCAGGTATTGGATCGCTTGTAACTTTCCAATCATTACTACCGGGCGTATTGCAGAGTGCTAGTACAACTATTCGCGCAGCTTATGACATACAAAAAGCAAGTGCCGTATCTGCCTCAACACCGATGGCCACGACCGTGTTAAAAAATTCCGGCGCCGATCTGCCCGAGTCGCAAATCCAAGGCATCCTTGCAGGATGGAAAGCTGCTCGCCAAAATCGTAGTACTGCATATTTAACATCTACTCTTAGCGTAGAAAATATTGGTTTTAGTCCTAAAGACATGATGTATAACGAGGCATCTCAGTATTTATCTACAGAGATCGCGCGCGCGATGAACGTACCCGCGTACATGATCTCGAGCGATATGAATAACTCAATGACGTACCAAAATATTATCGACGGACGTAAAGAGTTTGTAGCTTATTCTTTGCAGCCTTACATCTCAGCTATTGAGGATCGTCTCTCAATGAATGACATAACAAACTCATCTAATCAAGTACGTTTTGCGGTCGATGACTCGTTTTTACGTGCCGATGCTAAAGATCGTTTAGACATTTTGGAAAAGATGCTAAACCTAGATTTAATCGATACAAACCAAGCTCGACAAATGGAGCAACTAACACCGCTAGGAGATGCAAGTGCTACTAACGTTTAATCAAGAAATCCAAGCCGCAGACGGCGGTAGTCGCACTATCTCGGGCCTCGTAGCTCCATATGGTGAGGTCGGTTATACAAGTGCAGGGCCCGTAGTGTTTGAGCGCGGCAGTATTGCTATCCCCGATGCATCTAAAATTAAATTACTATCGCAACATCAAAATGATAAGCCTGTAGGGCGTGCGATTTCATTTAGTGAGTCCACATCTCCCGAGGGCATTTACGGATCCTTTCGTTTATCGAGCAGCACTCGAGGACAAGATGCTCTCGTATTAGCGCAGGAAAACCTAGTAAGTGGCTTATCCGTAGGGGTAGATGTAACTGCCTCTAAGCCGATGGGTGATTACCTGCTCGTTACGGCGGCGGTCCTCAAAGAGGTATCGCTGGTTGAGTCTGCGGCCTTTTCAAGCGCCAGCGTAACTGAAATTGCAGCGGCTAGAGCTGAGCTCATCGCTGCGACTAGCACGAAAGAAAAAACAACAACGATTAATACGACCATCGTAGAGATCGAAACCGAAACCGAAACCGAAAGCGAGGATGTCATGACGACAGCCCCAGAAAATACACCGGATACACCGGCGGAGACACCGGCCGAGGCTGCGCCAGTTGAGGCATCTCGCCAAATTATCCGTCCATCTGTACTCGACTCTCAGCGAGTCCGTACACCAATTACATCGATGGCAACATACACAGAGCACAAAATCAAAGCGGCTCTAGGCGATGACACATCGAAGCTATACGTAACCGCAGCGGATGATAGCTTTACTACAAACCCTGCATTTTCTCCTACACAATACCTAACAGAGTTTGTATCTAATACAAACTTTGGTCGTCCAACTATCGACGCGCTATCTCGTGGCGTACTACCTAACTCCGGTATGTCTATCCAAATCCCGTCACTCGTTACATCAAACGGCGGCGGTAGCGGTGTAGCTCCTGTAGTAACAGTAGAGGCAGAAGCGGGCGCCGTTGCTAATACCGGAATGGTCACCGAATATTTGTCCGGAACAGTTTCCAAGTACTCCGGAATGAATACGCTGAGCGTGGAGCTCCTGGAAAGATCCGACCCTAATTTTTATGCGGAATTGACCAACCAACTCCAGCGAGCCTATTTACTAGCTACAGATGCAGCCGTTATCTCTGCAATTAACGCGGGTACAGATCAGGCAGATCCGGTAGCTGCAACATCAGCGGGCGTTATTTCTTACGTCTCTACTGAAGCTGCAAACATCTACAAAAACTCTAGCTATTTCGCTAAAAACTTTGTAGCTGGTCCTGGCATGTGGAGCCTACTAATGGGCGCTACAGATACAACAGGGCGACCAATTTACAATGCAGTTTCACAGACATACAACGCGGCAGGTCAGGCAAACCCTACAAGTATCAAGGGCAACGTACTGGGCCTCGATTTGTATGTGGACCACCAGCTACCAGCAACAGTTATTGATAACTCTGCATACATTATTGCTCCTGAGGCTATGACAGTTTACGAGTCACCTCAGGCGTATATGTCAGTAAACGTAGTAAGTAATCTCCAGGTGCAGATTGCCATCTATGGTTTTATGGCGACGATTATCAAAATGCCGAATGGTATTTCCCGGTTTAATTTGTCATAAATAGAAAACCCTAGTAGTCGGGAGGGCTCTTAGCCCTTTGAGCCCTCCCGGCCTTTTTCAAGTAAAGGAGTGGATCATGGCGGCGACGTACGTAACGGAGCAAGAGCTACGCGATAATCTGGGTATCCAAGATTTATATCCAGATAGCGTTGTCGAGGAAGTTTGCCAGACCGCTCAAGATATCCTTAACCAATTTTTATGGTTTGACTCTGCTCCCGTAGTCGGTACAACTCTACAAAATAACGAAGCTACTGTAATGATCGCTAACCCTGCAATCTTTAGTACAGGTCAGAGCGTAACCTTGAGTGGGTGCGGCTCAAGTTTTAACGGGACTTACACAATTACGGGCACTATGCCATGGAGCGCGGGTACTACTAATTTAATCCCGTCGATCGTTTGGAATAATTACGCATGGAATTGGCCCGCAGGTTATAGCTTTATCCAATTTACTAAAGTCGCATCTAACATTAATTTTTCTCGCGTATTGCCTTACGGACAAGCAATAGGCGCAGATCTTAAGACTCAGACCTACGCACAAACTCCGGCCGTAAGAGAAGCGGCCATGATCCTTGCCGTAGACATCTGGCAGGCGCGCCAGGTCAGTCAAACAGGCGGCGTATCTATTGACGGCTTTAGTCCCAGCCCGTACAGGATGGGTAATAGCATGATCGGCAAAATCCGTGGGCTTATCTCGGGTTATCAAAATCCTTTAAGCATGATCGGCTAATCATGACTGCACCGATTACAACTTTACGCGCCTCCTTAGCTGCGGCTATAGCGAGTCCTAACGATTACAACACCTACAGTTTCCCGCCTCCAACTATTACGGCTAACTCAGTTATAGTCAGTCCGGCCGATCCATATCTGGTACCGAGCAATAACGATTACAACGCAATTAGCCCTATGGCTAACTTTCGCATTATTTGTAATGTGCCTATGTACGACAACCAGGGAAACCTCCAAGGTATTGAAACGATGTTAGTAGCCGTATTTAATAAGTTAGCGGCTTCATCGATCGTAATGAATATTGGAAGCGTTAGCGCTCCAAGTGTTTTAACCGTACAGAGCGGCGATCTTTTAACCGTCGATATAAATATATCCGTACTAACGAGCTGGAGCTAAAAATGCCATATACCGAGGATGATCTAAAGTTTTTGCGAAAGGTAGGGCAGCTCGTCGATGAGCCTGCACCTGCAAAAGTAGCAAAAGTAAAAACCGAAACACCAACACCTACAACCGAAAGCGAGGAATAGGCCCATGGCCATTTTTCTAAGTAATGGAGTGGTCGTAACCCTTAACTCGGTCGATCTCTCAGATCACGTAACCAGCGCCACGATTAACCGCGTTTTTGAAGAGCTGGAAGTCACCAGCATGGGCGACTCATCCCGGAAATACACTAAGGGCCTAGAGACATCTACGATTACTCTAGATTTCCTAAACGACACCGCTACAGGAGAAGTCCTACAGACCTTGCAAGCTGCTTGGGGTACAACAGTACCTATCACGCTAAAGCAGACAAGCGCAACTATCTCAGCTACTAACCCTGAATATCAGACAACAGTATTAGTAAATAATACAACTGATATTAATGGCGCTGTAGGAGATATCTCTACACAGAGCATTACATTTACATGTAACTCACCTATCACAGTAGACACAACCGTATAACAAACTAGAAAAGGGGCAATCAAATGGCACGACTCAAAATAACAAGGGCTACCGGCGAAGTTACCGAGCATCAAATAACGCCGCGAATTGAATACGCCTTTGAATTGTATGCAAAAAAGGGCTTTCATAAGGCCTTTCGTGATGATGAGAAGCAGTCGGACGTCTACTGGCTGGCTTGGGAATGTTTGAGATCGAGCGGCGAAAATGTAAAAGTTTTTGGCGGCGATTTCTTAGAGACACTTTCTAAGGTCGAGGTACTAGACGACGAGCCTTTAAGCTAGGGCGGGACTCTGTAACACATTTGGTAGCGCAACTATCAATACGGTTACAGATCCCGCCTCAAGCGGTACTCGATCTCGATACCGAGATGTTTAAGATGTTAATTAAAGTATTAAACGAGCAAGCGGAGGAGGCTAAAAATGTCGGTAAAGCTAGACGGCGTTAAAGAGACTCTACGCGCGCTCCGTAAGTTTGACCCTGAGCTATTAAAAGAGATGAATAAAGAAATCAAGGGAGTAATGATCCCGATCCGTGACAAGGCTCGAGGCTACGCGCCTACGGCTGCTCCGGGTGGGCTTTATAACTGGGACGAGGGTGCAGCTACTAAAAAGATTACTGCCCGTAACTCTGCATTTCGTACTTTTAATAGCGAGGGGCGCTTACGCCGTTTTCCGCTTTATCAGGCTGAGGTAGCTCGTAAAGGGATCTATTACTCTCAAGCTCCAAGCAAGCGTAATAAAAACGGATGGAGCTCTCAATACATCGTAGCTAACGCCTCAGCTAGTGGCGCTATCTATGAAACCGCGGGCCGTAAAAACCCGGGCGGGGATCCTAAAAGCAGATCCAATAACCCGGGAGCAGGTGCTCATTTCATTAGCCGTATGGGCCCTCTATATGGTGAGGGTGCAAGCCGTGGCCGTATGATCTTTAGAGCTTGGGCCGAGGATCAGGGTAGAGCGCAGGCAGCGGTAGTAAGAGCTATTGAAAATGCTATAGGAGCCTTTAACCAAGGCAGATACGACAAGGCGGCATAATGAAGTTACCTGATTTATTCGTTAATGCCGTAACTACCTTTGACGGCAAAGCTCTTGCTAAAGGTCAAAAGCAAATCGGTAGCTTTGAGAAAAGCGTAAAAAACTTAGGTAAAGCATTTGGCCTTACTTTTGGTGCGGCCGCTATTGCTCAATTTGGCAAGGCCTCCGTAAAGGCTTTTGCCGAGGATGAGGCCGCTACCGTACGACTAACTCAAGCGGTGAATAACTTAGGACTCGGTTTCGAGGATACTCGCATTAAGCGATTTATCTCAGACCTTGAGTCCTCAGCTCATGTAGCCGATGATATTTTGAGGCCCGCGTTTCAAGCGTTGCTCTCTACGACGGGATCAGTTACTAAGTCCCAAGATTTATTAAACCTTGCCCTTGAAATCTCTGCCGGTACGGGTATCGATGCGGCCGATGTTGCTAAAGATTTAGGCCTTGCCTACCTTGGCCAAACTAAGGGCCTTGGCAAATATAATACCGGCCTATCTAAAGCTGAATTAGCGGCAACAAGTTTTAACGATATCCAAACTAAATTAAATGCTCAATACTCAGGACAAAATGCAGCTCGATTAGATACCTACTCAGGCAAGGTAGCGGCAATACAAATCGCTTACGGCAACCTACAGGAGACGGTAGGCGGCGCATTAATTGATGCGTTTATGAAATTAGCCGGTGATACAACGGTAGACGATTTAACCGAGAGCGTAGACAATCTTGCCGATGCTATGTCCGACGTAATCGAATTGGGCGCGGCTTTTGCCTCACCATTTGTAAAGGTAGCTAAAATATTTGGCGATGCCTCAGAGGCTTACGTAAAGGGTTTGTATAAGGTAACCGGTCAAGCATATTTTGGGAAAGTGTCAGATCGTCAATACGGCGGTGCGGCAGCTGAAAAGTACAAAGCTATCGAGGAAAAGGCTAACGCTAAAGCTCGAGCAGCGGCAGAGGCCGCCGCGGCTAAGCGTGAAAAAGAAAGATTAGCTTTATTAAAGAAAGCCGAGCTAGCTAAGAAAAACGAGCTATCACTATCTAAGGCCTCGGCTGAGTTTGATACTAACCGTATCTCTATTGCCGCTGCTCTTAGAAATACTTACGACAAAGAGACAAAGTTACGCCTCGAGGCCCTTATGGCCATTGAAAACGAGCAAGGCGATTTAGCTCTTAATAAATTAAAAGAATTGGGACTACTCCAAGAGGCTAACGACGTTAAAAAATTAACAGGCCTTAAGGGCATTACAGAGGCTAGCCTTGCCGATCTTAATAAGATCCTTTTAGCAGAGTTAGGTAAAATTGATACCTCTTTAGCGGCACAATTAGCCGCTATTGATAAAAGCGGATTAGATCAAGCCGCTAAGGATCAAGCTAAACTAGATGCTATTGCGGCCGCCGATGCGGCTCAGGCCGCCGCTTTTGCTAAATATAACGATGCTCTCACCAAACAGGGCGGCTTAAATGATTTAAGTTTTTACACACAAAAGACTCAGATTTCTACCTTGGAGATTTTGCGTTTAGCATCTATTGAAAAGACAACGGCGGCACAAACAATAGCCGATCAAATTAGCTTAGCGGCAGGCCTGAAAACCGTAGAGGATATAGCGGCAGCTCGTAAAGCTGCTCAAGAGGCAAGCGATAAAGCTATGGCCGATGCTAATAAAGCTAGACAAGATGCCGAAAATAAAGCCGTGTCGGATTATTTTGACACGCTCAAAGCTAAGACCAATGCCTTTTTAGAGGCTAATGCCGCGGCTATTGCGGGTATAGGAGCATTATCGGCTGCAATTTCATCTATACCGTCATTACCAACGTGGACACCGCCGCCTAAAACTGAGATGCCGGGATTACCATTTGGTGAGGAAATGCCGGGATTTATCAATTTACGGCCGGATCTTTATATCGATCCCGGCTTAGTAAATCCGGGCGGTAATGGTAATAATTATACCGTTACCGTAAACGCTGGAGCTATTGCCTCTCAAGATGAGTTTACCGCGTTGCTCCAAGATACGATCCAAAAGATTAACCGTAACGGCGATCCACTTACTACGGCGGGCATAGCATGACCGTACCTGTAATTAACGCGATTATTAACTTTTCGACGGGCCCGGCTTTTGCTCAAGCGATGATCCTAGATAGTGGCATTTTAGGCACTAACGTACTTTCAGACTCGGCCGCCGTTATCGTGGATGTATCTAACGTAGTAGATAGCGTTACAACTATGCGCGGGCGTAATGCTCAAGCCGATGTATTTCAGACCGGTACCTTAACTCTTAGAATTGTCGATCAAAATGGCGACTTTAATCCTCAAAATCCTAATAGCCCTTATTACGGATTACTTACCCCTATGCGTAAAGTAGCTATAACGGCTACCTACAACTCTACGGAGTATCCAATTTTTAGCGGCTTTATTACAAGCTATACGACGACTACTCCTAAGATGGCCACAGATGTCGTGTATACGACTATTACCGCGGTAGACGGTTTTAGGCTTTTCCAAAATAGTCAGATTACAAATGTAACCCTTGCAGCTCCGGGGGATCTACCGGGCGAGCGCGTAAACGCTATCCTCGACGAGATCGCTTGGCCTCCATCTATGCGCGAAATTGAGTACGGAGATACGATTTTTCAGGCAGATCCGGGCACATTACGCACCGCTCTCGCAGCTCTGCAAACCGCCTCGATATCCGAGTACGGTGCTATTTATATGGATGCTCGAGGCTCAGTTACTTTTAAGGATCGAGCCTACTGCATAGACTCCCAAGCATTACCGGCCGTTATATTTAATGATGACGGTACAGAGATTACTTACTTTAATGCGGTTTGGCGTTTGGACGATACGCAGGTTTATAACTCTGCTTCGATTACCAAAATAGGCGGTACGGCACAAATCGCTCAAGATCAAGCCTCTATCGATGAGTATTTTCTCCACTCATATACTCAGCAAAATCTTGTAATGGATACAAACCAAGCCGCATTAGATTACGCTCAGGCTTACGTAGCTAGCCGTAAATCTACTCGTACACGGTGTGACATTATCGAGCTTGATCTCTACACAGAAAACTATAACGATGGCATTATCGCAGCTCTTAATTTAGATTTTTTTGATCCTGTACAGATTACAACTAATCAGCCTGGTAACTCCACGCTACAACAAACTCTACAAGTATTTGGCGTAGCCCATCGAGTAACGCCTAATAGCTGGAAAACGACATTTACAACACTAGAGCCGATTATCGACGGCTTTATATTAAACTCATCACTATACGGAGTGCTCGATACCTCCGTATTAGCGTACTAAGGAGCAGGTCATGGCAGCTGGACAAGGTTTTAAGACCTTTACAACGGGTGAGGTATTAACGGCCGGTGATGTAAACGGCTACCTCATGCAAGGTATTAACGTATTTGCCTCTACTGCTGCTCGAAATGCAGCAATTACATCGCCTCAAGAGGGACAATTCGCATTTACTAAAGATACTAACACCACATGGTATTACGATGGTGCAGCTTGGATTGCAACCGGTACACCTACTTACTCTTGGACAACTTATACACCGACTAATACAGGACTTACCATAGGAAACGGGACGCAGACTGCTCGCTATGTAAAAATAGATAAAACAGTACATGTTGCGTATAAATTCACAATGGGATCTACATCGTCTTTAACGGGATCTGTATCTATTGGTTTGCCCTCGACTAATGTATCCGCTTTAATGGCCGCGGTGTTTGTTTTTGATTTTGGAGGCACCGTCCTAGTGGGATCCGCTTTTGCTGATCCAAGTCAAGGTAGCGTAACAATTAGACCAAACAAAGCGTCAGGTACTACTTATGTCTCTATAAATGATAATTTGGGATCCGCTTTTACATGGGTTACAAATGATCAATTTTTCTTTAATTTAACATACGAGGAGGCATAATTATGGCTTTTATATTTAATCCAGATTTTCCAGATGCTACAAATGAGCATAAATGGGAGCAAATACGATCATGGCGAAACGCTCAATTATCCTTATCTGATTGGACTCAATTAGAGGACGCTCCTATTAATAAAGCAGCTTGGGCTACTTACCGTCAAGCTCTTAGAGATTTACCTAATCAAAACAATTTAGCCGATAAAGTAATTTTTCCTAATGAGCCTAACTAGCTACAACGGATATCCGGCCTCTAAAGATCCAAAAGAGATCGGTATAAAGTCGTACTCAGTAGACGGTACGGCTTTAAGGCTTAGGTGCGCCGATAGCGTGGGCCCGCTATTGGCCGCCTTTGCCGCCGAGTTTCATAAGTTAATTGAGCCGATCGATGGAGGCACACTCGACGATTGGGGTTATGCTTTTAGAATGGTACGCGGATCTACCGATCGCCTATCATGTCACTCAAGCGGCACGGCTATCGATCTAAATGCGACTAAGCATCCTCTCGGCAAAATCGGTACGTTTCCCGCTGAAAAGGTACCAATGATCCGGGCGCTCGCTAAAAAGTATGGCCTCAAATGGGGCGGCGATTATGTTAATCGTAAAGATGAAATGCACTTTGAGATAGAGGTAAGTGCCACTAAGACAAAAGACTTAATTACTAAGTTAGGATTACACAATGGCAACTAGCGCTCAAGTTACAGTAGGCACAACTCCTACGCTTTTAGTACCTGCCAATATTGCAGATCAAAGCGCTTACATCCATGCAGGCTCTAGCGATGTATTTATAGGTGGGCCTAACGTGAGTACAACTAACGGCTATTTAATGGATCATAAAGATAAATTGAGTGTAGGCGTGGGAGATCATGAGGGGCTTTATGCCGTAGTTACCGCAGGTACCTCACTCGTTTACGTTTTATATCAGGTCAATTAAGGGCATTACAGGAGCAGGTAATGAAAGAGCAGCTACTAGAAAACGCCAAGTCATATCTACGCCATGCCGTAGCATGTACAGGCGCAATTTATCTATCAGGTATTACAGATCCAAAAGTATTAGCTAACGCCTTTTTGGCGGGGTTAATTGGTCCACTACTCAAGGCTCTAACACCGTCCAAGAGTGCTAACGGGGTTAAGGTCAAGTAATGGAAAGAGCTCAGCTCGCAGTCGGTATAGCTTTGGGGAGCTTTACCATTTTGGGGCTGGGAGCTGGGCTCATCCAAAAGCTAGTTAAGTATTACCTCAGCGAGCTCAAGCCTGACGGTAACGGCGGCCATAATTTAGCGGGCCGCGTTGAGCGTATTGAGCAGCGGGTAGACCGTATCTATGAGATTTTGCTTGAGGATCGCTTACAGAAATAGCGACACGCCAAAAGGCTTTACGCTTTCATTTGTGACATTTTGCCCTCATACTGATACTACAAACGCTGAGAGGGCTACTCGGTTAGTAGCTTGATCGGCCTTAACAAAGGGCTAAGTAAATGAATAGTTTAGATATATTAATCGGGCTTTTTGCCGTAGGTATGGGCTTTATGTTTATGACGATCGGATACTCGATCGGTTACCGACAAGGACACGGTGAGGGTTTTATCCGTGGTCGTGCGATTGCTCAAGCTCTGAAAGAAAAGGAGCTAATCTAATGAGTTTCCTAGATAACTACGAGGATGTAAACGCACGTATCAAGCGCTTTAGATCAGAGTTTCCAAGCGGTAGATTAATTGCCTCCATCGAGCACATCGATGTAATTGCCGGCACCGTATTAGTTAAAGCCGAGGCATACCGTGAGTACGAGGATCAGGTACCGAGCGCCGTCGATTACGCTTTTGGTAACGTTTCAACATATCCAAATAATCTTAAAAAATGGTTTATAGAGGATACGATTACAAGCGCTTACGGTAGGTGTATCGGGCTATTGACTCCGAGCCTTGACCATAAGGCGCGGCCTACGGTGCAGGACATGGAAAAGGTAGAAAACCTACCGGCCGATCCTGATCCATGGAGCACTAAAGCCTCCATAGAGGACATGGCCACAATGGCAAGCGCGGTACTAGAGATCGGTAAGACTTTAGGCGGCGAGCAGATAGCCGAGGCTCCACGATGCCCTCATGGCACGATGATTTGGGCAACCGGTGAGGCTAAATCTACGGGTAAGCCGTGGGCGGCGTACAAGTGCACCGAGCGCATACGAGCTAATCAATGTAACCCGGTTTGGCACGTACTTAACTCGCAAGGTAAATGGGTACCTCAGGTTTAGTCATGGGAGAGCTTACTTTTATCAAAAACGGAGTAGCTACAACTATCCACGATGACGGTGAAATGACCGTAGTAGCGGCTAAACAATGCGACGAATGTGCACAATGGCATACGGCACTCGGGGGCTTTTCGTATCGAGACGTAGCCGGTGAGGTCGTCCTATGGTTATGTGCACAATGTCGCGGTTAGCTAAAGTCGTACTCGATAGGTCGCAGGAGATTACCGCTCATCGAGTCGGGCTAGAGCGCACGATTATACGTAACGCCGATCCCATGGATGCGAGCAATTTTGGCCAAAAGTATAGTAATTGGCACGAGCTCGTATGGCAGGAGGCCGAGGGGGCAGGAGCCGAGATCGCCGTAGCTGCATATTTTGGCGATTTTGGCTTTAATCCTGCAATAGATAACGGCCACGATACGGCAGATGTAGGCGAAAACATCGAGGTTAAATGGACTAAGCACGGTAACGGGCATTTAATCTTACAAAATAGGGGGCCGGGCAGGCCTAACGATGTAGCTATCTTAGTTACAGGCTATAGCCCGGTGTATACCTTGCTGGGATGGATGCCTGTACATATGGCCAAGCAACCTCGATATAAGCATCCTCACCAAAATAATTATTGGGTACCTCGATCGAGCTTATTCGAGATGCAATATCTAAAGAGGTCCAATTATGGCGACGTATAAAACCAAATGCCGTTTGTGCGCTCGCATTACTGAGCACATCGAGAGGGTAGTTACCGATAACCTGCCGCCTTACGTTAAAACGCTCCAATGCGTTAAATGTGGGGTAATGGGCGTAATTATGCTCGAGGATATTAAAGATGCTTAGGGTAGAGCCGATTAGCTATAACCATGCTTACGAGCTGGTAAACGCCTATCACTACCTTGGACCTAAGCGCTTTATAGGGCAACACGCTTTTGGGCTAATTGAGGATATCCAAGTAATCGGGGCGGTCGTCTACTCACCGTTAAGCGTGCCTAACTCAGCTACGAGCGCATTTGGTTTACCTCGAGGCAACTATCCCGATTTACTCGAGATGAGCCGTTTAGTCTTAGAGCCTGAGCTCAACGGTAAAAACTATGGATCTATGCTTGTAGGACGTAGCTTACGGATGCTCAAGCAACGTGGGATACGTGCCGTTATCAGCTATGCAGACTCCTCTAGACACGTAGGAGCCGTTTATCAGGCGTGTAATTTTGGCTATTACGGCCTTACGCCACAAAAAAACGATTTCTACTTTGCCGATGGTAAAAAACTTACAAGAGGTAAGAGCAAAGGTTTCGAGGGACATTGGGAGCCGCGCTCGCGTAAGCATAGATACGTTTACCTATTAGATAAAAAGCTAGTGCCAATATGGGAGCAAGAGCCCTACCCTAAATTAAAGGAGTTATCAGATGCCGACGTATGAGTATGAATGTATTAGCTGCAATATCAGATATGAGGTTATCGAAAAGATAGCCGAGCACACCGCGCCTTATTGTTGTAATTTGATGATGAGGCAGGTGTATCACGCGCCTGGATTGAGCTTTAAGGGTACGGGATGGGGCCATCAATGAGTTATACACATAAGTTATCCACAGGTGTTAATAGGTTGTGGGACACGCTCAAGATTACGCTCAAGATTGACACCTATTTGACTAAGGGTTTACGCTCCATGCTCGCGGGCGAGCCGCTGAGGCGGATAGCTCGCAAGCGCAGCTTGGTGCTATTGGGTGCGCTATTTGTATTTAGCAATACAACGCCTGCAATAGCGATAAATACAGTAACAGACACTAATAATTACAAGCTCTATGCACATATGAAAGTAATAGATGCAAAAGAGTATAGATGTTTAGAGATCCTATGGAATAGAGAGAGTCGCTGGGATCCAAGAGCTGATAATCCTAAGAGCTCTGCATTTGGTATACCTCAAATGCTTAGACTTAAGGTATTAGATCCATATAGACAGATAGACATAGGACTCAAGTACATCGCACATAAACACCGTACTCCATGCCGAGCCTTGGCCTACCATGACAAGCGAGGGCACTACTAATGGTCAGAGGTAAACAAGATCCAAGGGTTAGTAATGATTACAAGAAAGCCCGCTTAGTCGTACTATCAAGAGATGGATACACGTGCGCCTATTGTGGACAAGATGCAACGACGGTGGATCACATCGTAAGCATTAAGCAAGGTGGAGATCCTGTAAGCCTTGAGAATATGGTGGCATGTTGTAAGCGTTGTAATAGCTCAAAGGGATCACGCTCACAAGGCGTTTTTTTAGCACGCAATTCTAC